GTAACGTCGGGGGCGTCTTGTTGAGCGCCCACCAGGTCGGCGACCTCGGGCGAGTGAACGGCGACCGGAAATCTTGTAGGCCATTTTGATGTGTCATGGACGATAATGGGGGCCGAGGGGGGGTATTTATACCACGGACAAGTGCCTGGTTCCGTGGTTCTGGCTATAGTATTAGTTTGCCAGAACCACTTCTATGCCCCCCAAGCAATTCTCATTCAATTCACGATATGTCCTCCTTACCTACGCACAGTGCGGCGACCTTGATGCATGGGCCGTTAATGACCATCTGGCATTTCTTGGCGGTGAGTGTATCATTGGACGAGAGCTGCATGCTGATGGAGGTACTCATCTCCATGCTTTCTGCGATTTCTCCCGAAAGTTTCGATCCCGAAGACCCGATGTCTTTGATGTTGCAGGCTACCACCCTAACATTGAGGCATCTCGAGGAAGGCCGGAATGCGGTTACGACTATGCGATCAAAGATGGAGATGTGGTCGCCGGAGGACTCTCTCGGCCGTGCGGAAGAGGAGTTTACGAAGATGTGTCTTCGTGGAGCATTATCGTCAGTCAAGAAAGTGAGGGCGAGTTTTGGGAATGTGTTGCACGACTGGATCCACGTTCGTTGTGCACCAATTACAACAGCCTCCGAGCATATGCGAACTGGAAGTACCGACCCGCTCCTGTTCTCTACGAACATCCCGCCGGGATCGAATTTGAGCTCGGAATGGTACCTGAGTTGGCTGTCTGGAGAGAGATCGCTCTTGGAGTTGATCGGCAACGCGGTAAGTCTCCCAACATCCCTGCGGGGCTGGTCTATAATTCTGTCTGGGTTTGTTTTGGCAGGAGCGTTGCCTGTAGCACGGGTCGCCCGCAGTGGACCACTCGCTGACGCTCATACAATGGTCACTGCAAAAGGCGACCGCGTGCCAGGTGAGTGTTATGCTGAATCACTTGCTTACGTAAGCAGGAAGAGCTAAAAGCTTAGTCATCTACGGCGATACTCGATTGGGAAAGACGCTATGGGCTCGTTCCCTTGGGACCCACATCTACACTATCGGACAGATGTCAGGTGAGGTTCTCCTCCGAGATGGTCCCGACGCCGAATACGCTGTTTTCGATGACATGAGAGGTGGTCTTGAGTTCTTTCACGGGTGGAAAGAGTGGTTTGGTTGTCAGTCTGTCGTTACTGTCAAGAAGTTGTACAAGGATCCGGTTCAGATGCCTTGGGGGAAGCCTGTTATCTGGTTAGCCAATCGGGATCCTCGGGAGGAACTCCGTGATGGCATTAACAGTCACACTAGCATGGGCAAGCAGGCATCAATTGAGGGGGACATCAAATGGTTGGACGGCAATTGTATTTTTGTGGAGCTGGATCACGCTATTTTTCGTGCCAGTAGTACGTAGCCTGCGAAGATACATTCAATGCATCATCTGGGTCGTCTGGCGCTGGACAAAAGAAGAAATCCACCAAATAAATGTTGCCTAATCCGGACTTCGAGTCAACGCTAAGCGGAGATGGCGTCATGCTGAGACCATCCTCGTCGTCATCGTACACAACCGTTCTATTGATTGCGTCATAGACCTTTCGGATAACAGGCTTGGATACCTCGTTACCAGAACTGTAGTTGAACGAGCGGTCAGACAGGACGGTGACCCTTGTCTTATCTGTCTTGGCCCTGAAGGGGCTAATCCAGTCGATGCCTCCGGTTCCGGAAAACAATCTGTCGAGAACGGCATTACGTAAATCATTGTATGGGCCTTCGGTAATGTTGCCTAAGTCGCGCATGCGCAACACTGTGGCAGAGTCCCCCTGGAAGGACTGAGCACCAATGCTCTGTTGAACTTCGACAGTCGTGAACAACTCCTTTGAGGCGAACATGATTCGCCGGTGCCACCAGCAACTGGACGAGGTGGGGACGATGGTATACGTCTGACTGAAACCCTTTACGTAAGTGCGGGTGTCCGTGCGATAGGCCCGATAGGCTGCGTTGTTGGGAACAAGGTAGCGGTGACTAACGTTCGCGAACGTCATGTGCACCCTCCCGTTGGCGTTTGTTTGGTTCATTTGCAGGGCAATGCCCCCGGTAACTGGGGATTCCGGTGAGGGGTTCAATCCGTCGAACGCTCCAGACAGCATGCTGTCCCGCTTTTTCCGACTCATTACGTTGATCAGCTTGCGCTTGGTCATCTTTCGCTTCCGATAGGTTCGCTTCTTCGCGGTGTAACGTCGGGGGCGTCTTGTTGAGCGCCCACCAGGTCGGCGACCTCGGGCGAGTGAACGGCGACCGGAAATCTTGTAGGCCATTTTGATGTGTCATGGACGATAATGGGGGCCGAGGGGG